TACCAAAAGAATATAGAAAAGACGTTGAAGATATTCATGCAGAGATTTTAAAAACATTTGGTGAAGATATATCAACAATACCAGGGGAGTTTGCATACGATGCGACAAGGGGGTCTGCAGAGCAAATAGCGATGTTAAGGGAAATGATGATACATTTCCTATTGATGCGTGCATTTACTCAAACATCGGATGGTGAATACCTTGAATTATTAGGAGATATGAGAGCTGTATGGAGAAAAAAAGCAACCAAGAGTACAGGTTATATTATTTTCTATGGCAAAAAAGGGACTATTATACCTAAAGGGACTATTGTTAGTACCGAGGGGTCTGAAAATGTAAACTCTATCAATTTTATTACCCTTGAAATGGGAGAGATAGAAAACGATCATGTTAAGGTGTTGGCCGAGTGTACAACCGCTGGAAATGTTGGTAATGTTAAGCCGTCTTCTGTAAAGGTATTAGTATCAGAAATAAATGATATATCAAGGGTTAGTAATGAAGAGTTTAAAAATGGTACTAATATTGAAGATGATGAGAGCTTGAGAAGTAGGGTACGTATAGCCGAACAAGAGGAACAGTTAAGTGGTGCAGATGTTGACTATGAAAGATGGGCGAAGGAGGTCGATGGTGTCGGCTATGCTTATTGTAGAGAAACATGGAATGGCCCTGGAACAGTAAAGGTACATATACTAGATAAAAATAGGAAACCTGCCTCCGGTGAGTTGATAGCAAGGGTAAAAGAATATATATGGCCTGATTTAAAACCAGGGCAAGTAAATAGAGGTGGTAAAGCTCCTACAGGGATAAAAGAATGTACCATTGATACCCCTAAAATAAAGAAAATAACAATAGGCGGCAATATAGCTGTTAATAGCAGTTTTGAAAGTCAAGGTGTTATAAATAAGATGAAAATGCTAATTAACAAGTATTTTGACAAGTTAGATATAGATGGGGTTATATCATATAACATGGTTAACTCTATTATAGGGTCATTAATGGTTAATGATATGGGAATAGATGATTATTCGGACATAACCATAAATGGAGCGAAAAATAGCATAAAACTAAGTGCAGAGTTGGCCAGTGTTATGGGGTTAAATATCAGTATTACTCAAAACAACCAAACAACAACATATAATGTGGAAGATAGTCTGTAGTGTTAGATTTGAGGTGAGTTAGTTTATGAGTAATAAAACACTAAAAGAAACAATGCTGCATTCAGAAACAGGTAAAATGCTATTTGAATGGATTACTGATATATATGATGATTGCAAAATTATGATACAGATATACGAGGCATTAGGAGTACAATTTGACAATGTTAATTATATATTTGAAGATATCCTGAAACAGATGTTTCCACAGACTGCAACATGGGGGATAGAGTTATGGGAGAGAAGATTGAATTTGCCTACCAATGAATCCGAGAGTTTAGAGAGTAGACGGGGCAAGGTAATAGCAAAAATACAATCTAAAATAATCATAAACCCTGAAACTATGGGAGTTATAACAAAGAATTTCACCGGTATTGATGTAAAGATTATCGAATGGTTAAAAGACTGGACCTTTGCAGTACAAACCGATGCCAAGAATATGAATAAAGCATTTGAAATACATAAGATAATTAAACGTATAAAGCCATCTCACTTGGCTTTTGTTTTACAGTTTATTTTAGAGGATAATACTAATATGTATATCGGAGCTTGTACATATATTGGGCTTGTACATACTATTTTGCCTTACGACCTAAGTCCTATAGAGGTAGAAGTTAATCCATATACAGGTGGAACATATACGCATATAGTTAAAAAAGTTTCTATAAATTAGGAGGTAGTATAAATGGCTAAAAAATATATGACACTTATTACAAATATAGGTCGTCAAAAAATTATGAAAGCTACAGCAACTGGCAAAAAAGTTGCTATTAATAAAATTAAAATTGGAGATGGTAATGGAACATCATATGAAATAGATGAGTCTATGACTAAGCTAAAAAATGTAGTTTATGAAACCAATATAGCCAATTTCAAGCAAGATCCTCTAAATCCTAACACACTTATAGTTGAAAGTTTAATACCATCGGATGTAGGGGGATTTTATATCAGAGAAATAGGGCTATATGATGAAGATGATGAATTAATTGTCTTAACATCATATGAGGAAACGTACAAACCTGTAGCAGAGGAAGGCTCTACAATGGAGTTGTTTATAAGAATAGCAATGGTATTGTCTAATAGTAATGCTGTAACTATTGTAATAGACCCTTCAGTAGTTTTTGTAACGCAGGCAGACTTAGAAAAAATATATAAACTAATAGGTGACCCTGGTACTGCTTCTGGTGAGTTTAATAATATTGGTTCTATTGTTATTATGTTACGTGAATTACACGATAATATAGGGGATGTGAAAAAACTAATTCTAGATGGCTATAATGAAAATACAGAATCAGAGGGTGGTCATGGTAAGAAGAATCTAGCAAATATAATTAAGGTTTTATGGCACAAATTAGATTCAATTGAATTAACTGACTTAAAAGTAAAGGTCACAACATGGGCAAATAAGACCCTTGATATAGTTCTTAAAGAGCTAAAGAATAAGGATGCTGAAATAGTAAATACTATGAAAGAGTATAAGACCAGTGTAGACGAATATAGCAAGAATTTAGGCATATATGTTGATAGGCACGAGACGGCCAATACAAAGCTAGAGAAGTTGTTAAAGGGGGTTGAAGTGGTTGACAACTTATAAAAAAGAAGTGGAAAGAACAGAGCAGTTAGGGATTGAATACCAAACGGCCCTCGACAACATAATAACTGAAATTAAGAAAGATGATAATATATCTCTAGACAGAATACTTGATATAGTAGATTGTATTCAATATATAAAAAGAGTTAGGAAGAGATGGGCGAGTGGAAGTAATTCGAACGCTAAAAATGTACGCAATTTAAACCTCCCCTTTGCTCCGTCAATTGTTATTGCACACATTGAAAGCACTGAGTATATTTACGGAAGGCATGGGGGCGACGGTGAAGGCGGAGGTGTTATTATAGTTACAAAAAATCTAAAAATAGAAATGTTAGGATGGTTGACGGGTCAGGGCGGTTATACTTATGACAATACAAGGCTTCCAATAAATGTTGAGGAGGGTAATTTCGACGTAAGTAACTACAAACTAGATCAAAGAACAAACCGTACTGATTTAAATCATAAAGTTAAAAAATGGTGGGCTTTTGACTAAAAGGAGAATTCTAAATGAAAAAAATAGGAACAAAAATATATTACTTAAAATCAAATGGAAACATCATAATTGAATCAGGGGATATGATGGGGTGTGTAGTCGAAACATCATTTGATGAAGATTACAATAACTATACTGACTTAAGCAAGTATGCAAAGGACTCAATAGGCTGCCTAAAGCTTGAGTATGGAGAACTAGGCAAACTACTTGAAGAACACAAGGCCAACTCTTTTAAGGTGGATATATCATCTAACCCTCATAAGCTAGTATTTGAGTGGATAGACTATGATACTGGTAAGCCTGGAGAACCACCAAAGACCATGGAAGAGTTAATTAAAGAAGAGGCTGACAAGGTGAGGCTTGAGTACGCTATGGCAATAGCAGAGGTTGTAGAAAATATTGAAAAAGATAAGTTAGAATTATCTACTGCCATTGTAGAGGCAATAGAGATGAAATCAGGGGGTAATTAATTATGAGTACATTAGCTAAGTTATATGCGTTGTTAATAAAAAAGAAAATAAGAACTATAAAAGATGTTCCTGATTACCTAAAAAAAGAGGTAGAGGAACTACTAAAAGCTGAATAGAGGTGTTATATATGAAGAATCTTATCAATAATATTAGGTTCTTTTTTTATATAAAATTTTACAAGTTAGGAGGTGGAAACGATATGGCAATGTGTTATGTAACATGCATTATAGCAGGAGTAAGAACTTTTAAGCAGGTTCCGCAGTTTCTAAAGGCTAAGGTTAAGGCCCTTTTAGTAGCTATGGACCTAGAAGAGTTGGCCGTTGAATAGTTCAAGGCCTTCTAAAGTTTTTAGTATTTTAATTTGCACAGACCTAGGCATGTCTTTAAACTGCCTATTTTTTTTGAGAGGTGGTATATGACAAATCAGGAATTTGTATATGGTGCAGTGGTTGGGGTTCCTGTATTAATTGCTTTTGTAAGCCCTATACTTAAACTAAATTCAAGTATAGTTAGATTGAACTCAACCATTGAGGGGCAAACCAAAGATATTGTAACTCATGGAGACTCAATCGATAAACATTCACAGCAGTTAGACAACCTTAAATCGAATGTAGCGGGGCATGAGTTTAGAATATCTGCACTAGAAAAAAGAAAATGTAAATATGAAGAGTATCAAAAATATCATAAGGGGGTTAAGTAATTATGGGAAGATTTGAAAATAGACACGTTGAGGAAACTAAGAAGACACAGGAAACAATTTCAAGGTTGAAAAATCCTTATTTTTGGCTAACTTTAGGCGGTGTAATACTAACTTCACTGCAGGTTGAGGCAACTAGCTTAACTAGTTGGCATGCGGTTGGTAAGTTACTTATGGCTACAATATCCAATCCGTATCTTGTGGTAACTACTGGTATTGCTTTATTAGGAGTATTTAATAATCCAACAACAAAGGGACTAGGAGACTAGCACCCTTAGAACTGTTTATTAGCGGTTGTAGGACCGCAGAAAAGGAGATTTATATGACAGTATTTGATATACATGCAGGGCATAATCCTGCAGGTAAAATAGCATGTGGGGCTAGTGATTTACTAGATGAATCTAAGGAAAATAGATTAATATTAAGCAAGGTTAAGGCTATATTAGAAAATGCAGGGCATAAAGTATATGATAGCACTTGTAATGACGGCTACTCACAGGGAAACGTGTTGAGTAGGATAGTATCTAAGATCAATTCAAATAGGGATACGGACCTCTCCGTATCCTTGCATTTTAACGCATTTAAACCTCAACATCATACAGATGGCAAGGTGATGGGGTGTGAGGTGTGCCATTATGATGATAGAACATATAAATATGGTACGCAGATATGCAAGAATTTAAATAATGTTGGTATTACAACTCATGG